ACCAATAAAGATAGACAGAGAGTACAACCATTTTTAGATAAAATGAATGAACTACCTGAACAAGTTCGTGATGACCTTGATTTGGCTTTAAAAAACCAAGATATGCCAGGGTATGAAAATGATGCATTTGCTATTGCAGAAAAACATGGTTTTGTAGATGAATATCAAGAAACTATGGATTTCATAGAAGAAATGTATGAACGAGCAAGTGAAGCAGGAATCGAGATGGGATACATTCAGAATTATTTCCCAAGGTTACCAAGTGACTATACTGGATTAGTTAATTATTTAGGATTAGAAGAAAAAGGTAAAATTGATAAGGAATTTGAGAATGAGGCTAAAAGGTTAAATAAAACAGCCCTTGAATTAACTGATGATGAAAAAGCCAAGGTCATTGATAATATGATTAGAAGACCTAAAGGTGATGGAAAATTAAGTAGCACCAAGCAAAGAAAATTAGTTGATGCTATTGATCCAGATATAAATCAATTTTATGAAGATAGTGAGTCTCGCTTATTAGGATATATTGATGGTATGAATGAACAAATGGCTATCAATAAGTTTTTCGGTAAAGGTGATAGAACTGAAAGTATTGGTAATTATGTAGCCAAAATGGTAACCAATGGTGAAATTGATCGAGATCAACAAGCAGAGGTTATTGAAATATTAAACTCACGATTCAATAGGTCTGCTACTCCACAATGGGTATCTAATATTAAAAATATGACTTATGTGACTACGATGGGTTCTATAACATCGGCAGTTACTCAAATTGGTGATTTAACTTGGTCAATATATAAGGCTGGTGGATATCAAACTGCTAAAGAATTAGTAAAGGCTGTGACTGGTAAAGTAGATATTACTAAGGAGGATATTGGTATTGAAAAAGTTGCTGCTGAATATCAAGATACACTAAAGTCATCTCAATATGTAGATTCAGTATTTAAATATTCTGGACTCACTAAAATGGATAGATTGGGTAAAGAAACTTTAATTAACGCAGCGATAAATAAATATCGTAATAGGGCAAATAAAAAGGACACATCAAAATTAGAATCTGAATTACAAGATATATTCGGAGATGAAACATCACAAGTTATTGAAGATTTAAAATCAGGAGAGGTTACAGAAAATGTTAAAATGTTAGCATTCAATACTTTACTAGATTTCCAACCAGCGACACTATCTGAGATGCCTGAAGGATATTTAAAAAGTGGAGCAGGTAAATTAGCATATCAGTTAAAAACATTTACTATAAAACAATTAGATGTATTTAGAAATGAATCAATTGATAAAATGTATAGTGGTGATAAAAAGGCTCAAGTAGAAGGTATTAAAAATCTCATTCATTTAAGCGCAGCACTTATGTTGTCAAACTTTACGGCAGATTGGATTAAAGATTGGCTTATGGGTAGACCTCGTCATTGGGATGATATTGGTATTGAAAACTTATACAGAGTATTTGGAATAAGTAGATATGTCACATGGCAGGCTAAAGTTATGGGAATAGATAAGGCTATCTATAGTGTAGTTGGTCCACCAGCACTTGGTCAAGTTGCACAAGGTGGTATGGATGCTGCTAAACTGGCTGAAGGTGTATTTAATTCAGAGAAGCCATTTTATGAACAATTACACAAAGTAAAATTTATTAACTGGATACCGATTATTGGTAAGCCTATCTATTGGAATTTAGGAGGTGGTAGTAGAAAATCAGTAGAACAAGAATTAGATAGATATAACGCCATCAAAAAAGGTACTAGATGGAGAGATTCCTTATTTGGTAAGCGTAAGTTAACTCCAACAGAAAAACAAGCCTATCGTGAAGCAATTACATATGCATTTGATAAGGGTTGGATTTCAAGTAGAACTAAAACAAATCATTTCAGAGGATGGTAATATGATTAATTCAATTAAAGAAATTATAGAAGAAGTATTATTTCAATTAGAAGAAGCTGGAATACCTAAAACTCAAGATGCATTCGATTTAATATTTGAAACAGGTTGTGCTGAAACAGGTTATCGCCATTTAGATCAAATGAAGGCTAAGAAAGGTATTGGTGCTGTTTCATTTTGGCAATTAGAACCGGCAACTATAAGAGATTGTTGGGATAATTATATTTCATATAGGAAACCACTAATTGAAGCTACTTATAAATTAGGTTTAATTGAAGAGAATAAAGTATTTTGTGTTTACTCTAATATTGCTTTAGCAGTAGCATTTACTAGAATTCAGTATCGCAGATTCCCAAAGGCTATACCAACTACACTTCCTGAAAGGGCAAATTATTGGAAGACTTTTTGGAATACAATTAAGGGAAAAGGTACAGTAGAACACTATATTGCAGCTAATCTACCACACGTTGATCCAGGTGAACCTGTTTAGTGGACTTACAAACTGCTTTAGATTCTTATGGAATCCCATTGACATTGGTCATAGCATTTGGATATTACATTTGGAAACAAAACTCATATATTCAAGATGAACTTGACCAACACCTAGATGATTCTTTTAATCGTTTAGAGGGTATTATAGTAAAATTAATAGATCAACAAAAGAGTATGCAAATTGAATTAGCAAAAGTTAAAGGGTATGTTGAGGGTATAGAAGATATACTTTGCAGATTAACTGGACTTAAAATAAAGGATAGAAATGATAATTGATACTTTAAGTAAATATCCTGAGATTGGAATTGGTAGCACGGTGGGAACATCGGCTTTACACTATTTAGGGTTGATAAATCCTATATTAAGCACAATATCGTTAATTATAGGAATTTGCGTGGGTTTAACTACACTCTATCTCCAAGTACAAAAACTAAGGAAATAACTATGTTACCAGTAATACTAAGACTATTAACACCTACACTAATAAAGACTATCATAAAGTACGTTACAGAAGAAAATGAATTAGACTTAGAAGTTAAGAAGATAAATAAAAGATTAAAGGCTCTGGAAAAAGATTCACACCCACAAAGGAAATTGGTGTGTAAGAATAAAAAAAATAAATGTGAATTAAAATAAAGGAGATAAAATGTTAGCAAAACTAGTAATAGGGTACCTAGAAGAAAATAAAGATGAGATAGTAGATGAATTAAATAAAAAAATAAATATACCTCTAATCTCTGAAAAAAAAGAAGAAGCTACTATATCTTCGGTGTATGATTGTTTTTTAGAAATCTTATCTAAATTATTATCTAGATAAAGCTTCTCGCAGACTATTTTTAGGCATTGCATGGGCATATAATTCTGTTTGACTAAGATATTTATGTCCCATCAAGTCTTTTAATAATTCTAAAGATATTCCTTTAGCCATTTTATGCATACCAAAAGTATGTCTAAATTGATGTAGGGTTATTTTATTTTTCTTACAAAATCTATTCCAAAGTCCAAAACTATTCTTTAAAACTTTAAGGGCTAATTCTCGTTCATAAACACTCTTAGCCCAAGGGAATAGTATTTTACCCTTAGAAAGAACAATCTCTTCTGCACGAGGTGATATTGGGACAATTAAGGGGTGTTTAGTTTTTCTTTGAATTATATTAATAGTTAATCCCACATCATCTTTTATAAAATCTTTTTGTGTTAAATGAAATGCATCGGTTGGTCTTAATCCTGTTTCATACATAAGTTCAAAAAAGGATTTATATCTACCGTTATAAACACTATCAGCATAATTATATATTTTGTTTAACTCTTCCATGGAAAAAGAATATGGTATTTTAGGTATAAGTTTCTTCTTAATAATTAATCCACCCAAATTAACTGCAATCCAATTATTATGGTGACAATAATTATAAAATTTTCTTATATGTACTATATGTTTATTAATTGTATTTGGGGTATGTGGAATAGAATTGACATAATCATCTAAATGTTCTTGTGTTATTTCATACAAAAAATTGGGATTTAAATTATTATGTTCATATACTTTTTTTAATACATAAGAACAATGATAATCGTTACTTTGATCTCCTTGCTTATATTTAATCGCCCAACCATCTCTCCTATTATAAGTGTGAAACATAAACTTTTCTACTGCTTCCTTATATCTTATAATAACACGACCTTTTTGTAGACTACTAGCCATCATATATGCAGTACCCTCATCTTTTGTTTTTAAAGATTTACATACAGATTTTCCATCTACATTTATTCTTATTTGCCAAAAAGAACTATCAGGTCTCTTAAAAGGTTTTGATATTTTCATATGCTTCTCCAGGTTATATTTATTAAATTTATCTACTTTAAGGAAACAAATTAAGCACCGATTCAAACATTTCTCGTTAGAAAATGTTTGTGAATCATAATCCGGGTGTCCGGGGTTCGAGTCCCTGCGCCGCTACAAGTTCTCTTCTATAACCCCACTCATTTATTCCAAATTTCTTTATAACCGTATGAAAAATTCATACGTTTTCAAAATACTCGACTTATATTGCTCAATTCTATTCATTTATTTAGACTCAGCTAATTTTTTATAATACTTATCTGTTTCTAAGTAAGATTTTTTATCAGACATTTTAGTATTTATTTTATATAAGCCTTCTTTTTCTAAATTTATAAAAGTAGATGCCATATAAAAATCTTCTTTACCACAGGGTATTTTCCACGTAGAAGGTTTTTCGGAGTTCTCTGATTCAGTATCTACATTTGCTTGTGATACTTGCAATCTCCACATATCGTCTTCGTGAATTAGTTCGTGAACGGGAGTTTCTTTTATCTCATCAACACTTTTTCCATATAGTTGAGCATATAATTTTGTGCAATTTATAATTTTATTATCACTAGCCGTTACAATCACTTGGTAAGTTTCATAATCTTCTTGAATAGTGAACTGAGAAGATGTATTTTGTGGTCGTTTTGACAAGTTTTCGATAGTTATGCCTAATTGATCTATTTTATCAACAAGATATTGGTTTTCTTTTCTTAATCTACTCTTGTCATTTAGTAGGTCTTTATTGCTTTCAACTAAAGAATTAATTAACTGTGTTGTTTCTATGCTTCCCATTGTGGACTCCTTAGATATGGTTTTGATTTGATAAGATTCACTAGATAAAGGTTCAAGTTCGGCTGTTCCTTTAAATACAACAACCTTTTTATCTAGTAATTCAGCTAAGGATTTCAGATGGTTTTGGCGAATGCTTTCAGCTTTACCAGTCTTCCATTTATATACAGACAAGCGAGACACTGAGACTTTTTTGGCTATCTCTGTATCTGTTACAGTTGATTCTTTAAGTGAATTGATGATGCTTCTACCAATCTTCAATTGCTTCTCCATAGCTAAATTTAGTTAATAATACGAATATACTACAAGTGTATATTAAAATTATTAAATGGTAACTTGCAAGTAAAAAAGTTACCACTATAAAAAGTGTTTTGCCTATAAATATACTATTTCTTATATTAAGTATACATATTTTTAGTAAAAAGTTAACACTTAATAAGGAGAAGCATATGGCAAAAAACACACCTTCCATTGTTACAAAACAAGACATCTGGCATACACTTTCTAAAGTTAACGTAAACAATCACACAGAAAAGGTTGGAAAGTTTACATACTTATCTTGGACGTGGGCTATAGATACCTTGATGGCTCACTATCCAAATTCTAGCTGGAAGTTTTTAGAAGATTTAGAACATAGTAATACTAAGGAAGTTCGTGTAGAGCTTACCATCGAAGGTAATACATACTTTATGTGGCTCGCTGTTATGAACTATCAA